CCAGGTGCCCGCAAACAGTCGCGTCGTCTCCGTGCTGCTATTCGTATCGTCCGCCGCAATCCGCACGGGCTGAATCCCCGCGTCAAACTCCCGCTGTTCCGTCGCCCCGCCCACCAGCGCCAGCGGCAACGTCCGCTGCCAGCGGCCCTCTGGCGGATTGAAGCCTTCTCCCACGCGCAGGATGAACTCGATGCCGCTCTCATGCAGCCGAAACGACACCGGCCCGGCGCTGATCTTCCGTGCCTCGCGGTCCACCACGGGATCAGACGGGAACGTGAACCGCAGCCCCTTCCCCGCCCGCGTCCGCAGCGTCAGGTCCCGCCCCTTCAGCCTCACAACGTGGTTGGCCTTCACGACCTGCCATTCATCAGGTCCGACCTGCTCCGGGCGTACGTCTATGACCTTCCAGCGCCTGTCCGCCGGGTCCTGATAGTTCACACTCCCCGCGCTGAACCGCCACACTTCATGCCCGCCGCCCGGTGGCACCACACGGGTGACGGTCCGCCCTTCCGGGTATTCCCCAGGTTCCGGCGTGTTCGTCGGCGTAAACAGCGGCGGCGCGGGGATCGGCGTGGGCGTCAGCGGGGCCGCCGTGGGCGTCTCTTGGCCCGTGGCGCTGAGCGCCGTCAGCAGCCAGAAGATGAACAGCGCCGTGAACCGGATCATCTAGTTGTAGTTGCTGAAGTTCGCGATGGGCGGCGCGAGCGACATCCGCGCGGTCGCCCCGTCATACTTCATCGTCAGGTAATCCCACTTCGCGTTCGTGCTGGTGAACGTCGGCACGGTCCCGCCCACGGTGGCGAACTTCCCAGCAGCCAGCGTGACGGTGTGCGCGCCGCCGTACTTGATGAGCAGCGTGTACGACCCGCCGTCCTGCACGTTAGAGTACGTCACACCAATGTTGCCCGTGGTCACGACGGACTGGTGATTGCCGTTGTTGAAGTTAAAAGTCACGGTGCCAGATGTGACCGTGCTGGCGTAACGGCTGGAATACACCTGACCATAGACGTTGAGTGAGCCGCTGTCGCCTGCCGCTGCGGTCGCGATTGCAACGTCGCCAGCCAAGATTACACGCCCCTGCGTTCCGCCAGCTAACCAGGCCAGAAACGGGTTAAACCCATTTGAGGGGCTATAGATATCCACCACGTCTGCGGCGTACACTCCGGCCCGGAACTGCCAGTCATCACCACCAGCCGTGGTATCGGTAAGGGCAAACACCGGTGTCGTATTACTGATTGTCTGATCTTGGGTGAACACGTTCGCGACGTTCTCCAGCGCCACGTTTGCTGAGAGCGCGCTGTCGCTCACCTTCCCCGCCGTGGCGATGGTGGCCAGTGAAGCGTCAATGATGGCTCCGGCGACTATCGCCACCTTCGTGAGGGCTACCGAGAGTAAGGATGCGCTGAGAATATCACCCGCGCTCACCTGCACCTTCAGCCAGTCCACGTCGTGGATGTCGGCGTCTACAATGGTGCCATTTGTGATCTCAGAACTCTCAATCGTGGTGCCGAGTGTGGTCTGGAGGTCTCCAGAGGTGATCTGAAGCCCGGTCCCTACCAGCTCATCGAAGGCATCGCCGCCAAGGGTGAACGTCTTCCCGCTCTTGATCGCCGTGTTCCCGCTGGTGTCCACGCTGATAGCATCTGGCGTGGTCTCCACACCCAGCTGCAATCCCGTCGGCGCTCCACCGCCAGCCCAGCGGCTCTTGACCACCGCGGCGGCACCCGTGTGCCCGATACTCACGCCCACACGCTGAGTGGCCAGCACCCCCGTGGTCCGGTTGACCTGACCGATATCCAGTATCAGCAACTCCCCACTGGAATCCGTCACTCCACCTATCACCAGCCGCACAGGTTCCAGCGCGTCGTCAATGGTCAACCCCACCGTCCCGTTCGTGGTGGACGGTACAAGTTCACCTGTCAGCGCCACACGCGACACCCCCAGCCGCGTGGCCGCAACGATGTCCCCGGCCGTTTCTGGGAAGAGCCGTGTCCCCGTCCGATCCCAGAAGTTCTCCGCCACAGAAGCCTCCAGTACCGCCCCTGCAGGTACTGCAACCTTGCTCAACAGGATCGAGGCCACCGAGGCCGAGGTGATCCAGCCCGAGGTCCCCGACAACCGCGTGGCCGGCAGATTCCCGGTGAACGTCGTCAACGGAATGTTCGTGGCCAGGCTGGCACTGGTGATGGCGTTGGCCGTGCCGGACACGCGGCCCAAAGCCAGATTCCCTGTGCTGATCTTGCTCATATCCAGCGCCGCCAGCGAGGCCGACGGGATGGCCCCGGCAGCAATGGGAATACGGGTAATGGCCAGGTTGCCCGTCGTGATCTTGCTCATGTCCAGGTTCGCCAATGACGCCGCAGGAATGGCCAAGGCACTGATTTGCACCTTGTTGAGGTCCAAGTTGTAGATGCTCGCCGACCGAATACCGCCGGCGATACGCGGGGGCGCGGTGGCCGAAAGGCTCGCGTTCGTAATCGCCCCCGCGGTGCCGCTCACCCGTGTCAGCGGGATGTTGCCCGTAAAGGATGCTGCCGTGATGTCGCTCAGGAACGCCAGGGTCCCCGCCTTGTCTTGGAACACGGGGGCACGGTCTGCCGTCAAGTTCGGCGCGTCCAGCGTCAGGTAGTAAACCCCGCCCGCGCTCTCCAGGATACGCAGTTCACTCGCCGCGTTGTCCAACCGAATATCGAACGCGCCCGCCTGCGCCCAATCCGCCGTCAGGTTGCCCAACTGCAAGGCGCTGGCTGTGACCTTCAACCCGTTGCCAGAAAAGTCCGTGATGACATCGGAGCCACGGGTGAAGGAAACACCACTGACTGTTCCAGCTGCCGTCACGTTACCGGGTGCGCTACCCAACGGACTTGTGGCGAAGTTGCCATAAACGGTGAAAAGCTTGGTGGCCCCCGCATAATCAAACGGACCCCGCGAAGAAGCCTGTCCCTCTTCGAGGATGTAGAAATTGTTGTTGTTGACGCCGATGTCATAGGAGGTCGCACTCGCCGTGGTGTCCAGAAGCCCCAAGACTGGAGCGGTATTCGTAATGACCTGGGACTGCGTAAACTCATTCCCGAGGTTCAACAGCGGCACGTTGCTCGTCAGACTGGCGTCGGCAATCGCGCCCGCAGGGATGCTCGTGCGAATCTGGAGCCAGTTCTGCGCGTCGCTGGACGCCAGGTCTATCAGCCCCGCCCGGCGGATACTGATATCCCCCCCGTCGTTGCTCACACCGTCCAGGCTCGACACGATGTTGACGTTGATACTGGCGGCCCCGATTTGGCCGCCGTGTTCCGTCCCGTCCAACTGGTGATACGTGACCGTGACCGTGCCCGCCGGTGTCGCCGTCAGGGTCCCATCCGCCGCCACTACGGCCCGCCAGCCGGGCGTCAACCCGCCGCCCAGCTTCGACAAGCTAATGTTGGCCGACGCACTGATATCCTCGTTGACAATGGCCCCGTTCGTGATCTCGGCACTGTCAATCGCTGTACCCAGCGTGGATACAACGGTAACCGCAGCGCCTTCAGCGTAAGTCGTGGGCGTGACCGTGATCCCGGCCCCCTCCGTCACGGACGCCACATAGTTACCCGTGGTATCCGTGCTCAGCGCCACGGCGTTTGGCTGGATGGTAACGACACCTGTGTTGACCACCTTCACGTCCCCACTCAGCACCGTGGCATCCCAGATGTTGGCGGCATTGGAAATGAGCACTTCCCCAGACGCTCCCTGCGCCAGCTTCGAGAGCGCGATGGCCGCGCTGGCGCTGATCGAGGCGTTAACGATTTTCCCGGCGGCAATGGACCAGAACCCCTTGTTGAAACTCAGGTCGCCGGTCACGGGCACCGAAATCCACCGTTCATCCCCACTTTCCGGTGTCTGATCCCAATACGCGATGTAGTTATCCGCCGCACCAAAGAACTCCGTGGGTTCTACACCGGAACCCAACCCTCCGCCTCCCAAGAGCAATGTACCGACATTCCACCGCAGCTTTGACGCACCAACTTCATAGAGACTGGCACTCTGAATGCTGCTGCCAGCGATGTACGGCTGTTTCCCGCTGGACCCCAGGTTCCGCCACTTCACGGCCTGCCCGTCCACCACCACTGCCCCGGTCACGGTGCTGATACCCAACAGCGATGCCAGCACATACTCGTCAAACGCCTGCTGGTCCCCACCCACCCAGCCCGTGAAGGCGTCCGTCTCCAGCGTGGCAGCGTAGATGACCGCCCCCTGCGTCCCGTCATGGACGTGGCGGGAGGCAGACAGGATGACTGGTGCCTTCCAGTTGATCTGATCTTCCCGAATACGCGGCTGTCCCCACGAGGGCCAGACGAGAACCGCCCACAAGACGAACCACAACCCATTAGATTTCATAAATGAACTCCATTTCATCGCCCGCCAGGATCTGCGCGGAGTAAGCTTCCACGAGTACCACATTGTGCCCGGCACTCAGCGTCCACAGGTTCCGGGCCGCCGACATGCTCAGCCCGTTCCGCATATGCTGCTGCGGCACGCCCCGCGCCGTTTCCCCCAAGTCGTAGGTGTTCTGGCCCGTGGTGGCGACAAAGAACTTACTCCGGGTAATGGGTGTGCTGTCGGACCCGCTCCATTTCTCTGTGCTCCGGTAGGTCCAGGTTGCGCCAACCAGTTCATAGACATCCTGATCCTCTGCGCCACAGGCATTCGCGGCATCCACGTAATGAGCGGAAGGAATCCCATCGGTGGATTCCTCCTCCAACAGGACGGCCAAGGCGGTGTTGATTCCGACCGCCCGGAGTGTCAACCCGGTGGCCGGCAACCCCCGGCCATCCACCGCATGGACCCCGAAGACCGCCGGGACATTCGGCATCAGGGCGCCGCCTGACGAATATCATCAAACTCACGCTGTATCTCAGTATCGTTTCGGTCCCGCAACCGTTGGATATTCTCATCATATGTGGCACGCCGTGAATCGTCGGCTGGCAGTGCATTCTTGCGTCGGTTCTCTCCGGGAATGAGCGACCGCAGTATCTCGCGACGGGCACCCTGGGCTTGCCGCAACGCATCGCGCCGTAACTTGGCGTCATTAAAGCGTTGTGTCCGGCCTACCAGGATACCCAAGGCCCGGTCACTGATAGACTGTTTTCCCACATCACGCACCGGATCGTATTCACCAGACCGGTAGAACTTCTCCACCTCGTTGAGTAACCGGATGTTCTGTAAGAGACGACGAGCGGTGAATCCCAGCCCCACGGGTCCCCAGGGGGTAGACATCGGACGTTCCAGCTCACCCAATTCCTGGGCACCAGTCGTCAGGTTCAGATACCTCCCGTCGTCACTCAGCCAACCACTCCCCAACTCAATAGGCAGCTTGACGTTGGGTCCCAGCACACCTTTGACGAACTCACCCAGACTGACCGCTGGATCAACGAGTTGCGTCTGCGGTGCCCAGGAGCCAAGTAGAAGGTATTCCGTTTCACCGCCCGTCATCTTACCAGTCACGGGATCACGTCTCAGTGGTGCATGACGCACCGGCACCCCCAAGTTCTCCTGCACCCAATCCGGTACAAACGCTTCCGGTGGACTGTTAATGGGTTTCCCGGCCATGTACATCTTGAAGACCTGGTTGCCGATGTTCTGGCGGCCCGGTGACTCCAGCACGGACTTCATTTGCAGCCAGAGGTTCTTCCGGGTCCAGACTAGAAAGGGTGTGACACCATACCGACGCATCGCGTTTTCTGCCGTGCCGACATCCAGATAATCGAACAGGTACTTATTGACGGACGCCACAGCATCCTCATGACTCATACCGCCCACGCGCCGCCAAAGGTAATGCGCCACGCGGGCGTTGTCCTCCAATGTCTGCCCCAGCGCCCGACCTGCTTCCTGCGCTGGGTTTTGAGAACCGATGGTTTTTGAGACAAGGGCCCGGCTCCCCGTCAAGATACTCCGCTCTTCCGCTCGCAGGGCACTTGCCTCTTCAGCCCGCCTGAACCCACTGGCAAGGATTTCTTGGATGTTCCCCACCAAGTCCTCATGTTTACCCAAGTTCACGCCATCCAGCACCACGTCCTGGCCCGTAGTCCACTTTGACTTGGGAAACAGGCGGTTCGTCCAAGCGTCATACCACGGAGATGCTTCCCCGAACTTGATCCGTAGATCATGGCCCAGCGGCGTAAGATCATCCTGAAGACGTGACGCCCACCGGTAGAACTTCATACCCATAATCGGGTCCAAGCCGGCCAGATAATTGTTGAGCATGTTCCCCGCGGCGTTCCGGACGTGGTACTGCGGGAACACATTCAAGGTCCAGCCCTTCCACCAGGTCGTATAATCCATGATGGCCTTGGCGAACTCGCCCATCTGGGGATGGAAAATCTTGCCGTAGGTGTCCTCCAGTGCATCGGCCACATCTGTCTTGTAGAGCTGTGCGAACAATCGCCGGTCCGCACCCTTCAGTTTGTCGGGGTCCAGAGCACGAAAGCCTTCCGTACCCGGTGGCACCCTCTTGGAATCCACGCCGAACGTCTTCACGACACCCTGTACGAAGTTGTCACGGCCCAGCAGCTCCGTGCTCGCACCCAGCCGCTCAGCCAGTTGATACGACGGCGACTCCCGAAAGAACTCCGCAAACGCTCGCCCATACGGATTGAGCTCATGGCTCGCATCCCGCATCACCACGTTGATCTCCGGGATGCTCATGCCTTGCCACGCATCCCGCGCCTTCTGAAACTGTGACCGGACTCGCGTTTCCTTGGCTGCCAGACCGGCCACAAAGTCCGGCAAATTGTATTTCTTCAGGAACGTTTTGGCCTCATCAGACATCAGACGTGGCGCATACTTCAGGTCAATCAGATCGCTCAGCGGCAGGCCGTTGAACGCCTGCGGTGCCCTGGCCGCGATATCGTTCGCCACATTCTCAACGAGCTGCCGTGTGCTGGTTTTCTGTGTCCCTACCACGGCACGCCCGCCGCCGAACTCCGGGCGCTTCTGCACGCTGATCTGCGAGACATACGGCGTGCCCAGGTCCGCTTCGGCCCGATAGGACACGTCATAGACACGCTGGATTTCATCGGCGACGGCATTCAACTTGGTACTGCCCGTACTGAGCCGGCCCGGTTCTTCAGTCAACGGGACAAGCCGCTGAACGCCTGCGCCGATCTTCGCCGTTTCCTCCTGCGCGATGGTGCGCATGGTACCAATTTCGGCAGCCACGTTGTCGAGGAACTTATCAGATGCCTTCACACGAGTACGAAGCCGAGTCTGAAGTGCTCCCTTCGCACGCTGGAGTCCTTTCTGCACATCCGCCACGGCAGCCAGATACTGACTCGGTTCACTGATACCCGCTTCCACGCGCTCCACATTCGTGAGCGAGGCCCGCGCCTGATTGAGTTTCAACTGCGCACGACCACGAATACCACCGGTTGCTGTACGCACCCCCTGTTCCAGTGACACAATGCGTGTATTCAGCGTTTCCTTTGCGGAAGCCATCAGACCTGGATTCATGACCGTGCGTTCATGTGGCAAACCAGATACCAAGTCAGTACCACCACCTGCCTGTACCGCCGACTTCACTTCCGCAAACGGCTGGAAGCCCTCCTTAACTATCTGGACACGCCCCACATCACGCTTCAGTTGCGGCGTTTCCTTCAGCTTCGCGATGGCCTGCCGGAACTCCGGTGTGTTGACACGGCCCCCCATTTCTTCCAGCACTGCGGCGACCGCACCCTTGTCCGGTTGTGCCCGCGTCCCGTCCGCCCGTTCCGGCATCCGGTTCCGCGCCGTGAACACGGCTTGCTTCACGCGGTCCCGATCCGCCTTCGCGGCGTCAGCCAACACGGTACTCGTCTGATCTGGTGCCGCCTGCGCACGCCGCAGCAAGTCCTGCTGCTGCGCAAGTACTCCCTCACGAGTTTGCGCCCGCTCCACGTTGTAGGCTGCCCCATAGGTCTCCTGCAACGCAGGCGTCTTTTGCGCTTCCTCGATCCGCATACCCACGCCGGACCGCAAGCGGGTCAACACCGTGTCCAGGGACTCGCCCGTCTCGTTGGCAATGCGCTTGGCCTCCATGTTCAGCGTCCGCTCGACACGCGGAACATTGAACAAGGCAGCCTCCAAGGGATCACGTGCTCGCGCAAAGCCACGTCTGGCAATCCCCTTCAACTCACGGACATTGATGTCTTCCACCAATAAGCGACCAAGTTTCCCCGCTCGTGGACTGGCCTTGGCAATGGCTTGTCCTGCCGCGGTGAATCCCGCCTTCAGACCAGCAGCGGCAGGCCCCACCACGGCCTTCGTGCCAGGGAGCACCTTCCCCGCCACCGCCACGCCCTTGACCCCGGCTGTTACATACAACAGCGGGTCCGTCAAGAGTTGCCCCATCGTTGTGGTGGCCGCCTTGGCGATGTCGCCGCCCAGGGTGAAGGAACGGGGCACCAGTCCCTCCTTCTCCGCCTGTGTCTGGAGTGCGTAGAAGTCGGTTTCTTCCGGGCGGGTTTCACCGCGCAACGCCGCAGCCATTCCCTCACGCCCCCTGCCCAACAGGCCAGAGATCACCACATCCTGTGGGCGTCCCAGCATTTCGGCATACGGGAGTCGTCCCAGCGCAAACTGCCGCTGCGCGTAGGTGGGTTCCGGTGGCGGTTCCGCGCCAGCCGTGGCCGAGCGGATGTCGGCGCCGGCAGCCTGAAGCATGGCTTGCCGTTCTGCAAATGAAGAGCCAGAAGATTGTGTTCCGCCCGCCCCCTGGAGCGCAGCCTGCCGTTCTGCAAATGTAGGCATGCCCTATCACCTGTTAGGTAGTCCGCTCTGTCCGGGGGCATTTAGAAAACGACCCAAGCCCGTGCCAAGAGCTGTATTCCGTTTCCTGATTTCCTCTGCAACCAGCCGCCTGATTTCACCTCTATACGGATCGGGTAATCCTTCAGCCTGGCGCTGAATATCCAGAAGCTCGACATAGGAAGTCCCTGAATCACGGATGCGCTGCATCAAGCCAGGTTCACGGCGTTGCGATACAATGGTCTCGCCTGTTGAAGCGCCTGTCAGAGCATCCAGCTTCTCCCCTTCACCAGGACCAAACTGCGCAATCAGCGCGTCTGGAACGGGCTGTCCAGATCGCACAAGATCAGCAGCCCGTTGGAACGCGGGCGTCTCTGTGCCCCCGCCCGGCGACGGCGTGCCCGTGCCTGGTGTGGCGGCAGGATTCAACGCGCCGCTGATGGTCTTCACCAATTCGAGCACATCGAGCGGTTTCTCACCGGTGTATCCCGCCTGCTGAACCACATCCACACCTATCCGCAGCATCTCCGCATTGAACCTGCGTTCGGCAAGGTCCGTCTTATCTTGATTACCCTCGGTTACGCCTTCCTGCATCGCTCGCAGCGCGTCCGCAGCCGCCAGAGACTTCTGGGCAATCTCCGCTACCAGTGCCACCGGATTACCACCACTCTTGATGGCATCCTTTGCCAACAGAGAAGACGCCGAAAGTTGACGACGCCCCTCCTGGATGTCGAAACGCTGTTGTACATTTGCTGATTCGCCAATCTGGAAGTTGAGCCGTTGCCGTTCAAGTGCTTGACCCTCTGTCTTGAAGTCAGCCGCCGAACGCGCGGCCTCCTGCAACCGGCCAATAGACTCAGGATTCAACAGTGTTCCCAGACGTTGCTGGACTCCAGGAGACCCCAGGAGCTCTGCATCTCCAACATCGCCAAGTCGCCCCAAGAGACCAGAGATAAGATTCTGCTGTTCCTTCTGTACCCGCTGCCCGGCCAGGGCCTCAGCCAGCACGCCCGTGCGCCCCATAAGCCCAGGCACATTCACGGATAACTGGTCCGCCCAACCTGATGGCAACCCGGCTTCAGGTGGCTTCCATTCCACATCCGGTCCAGCCACGCCTACACCTTGCAGCAGGGACCGATCTTGCTGAGGGTTCCCCGACAGAAACGGGGCTATCGCCGTCGCCTGTTGAAACGGTTGTGTAAATTGCGCGTTCTGAAGATTGAGCGCCTGCGTCTGTTCCTCAAAGCCGGCCGTGCGAGTGGCCTGTTCACGCTGCAACCGCATGGCCGTCTCGTATTCCGCCGGACTGGCGTATCCTGCGGCCTTGACTTTGTATTGATAGTCCTGTTCCCGGTCCCGCTGGGCGCGCTGTTCAGCCATCTTTTCCTGAAACAGCAGTTGCACCACGGGCGCGATCCGCTGACTGAAAGACGCCAACCCTGACGGCTGATCGGGCACATACTGTCCGTTGATGATGGCGGCCATGTCAGTACCCGCCTTGTGTCAAGAGCGCATAGAGTTGGCTCGGTGTCATGGAATAATCGTTCGGGACGGTCGGTGTCGGCGAACCGCCCCCGGTCTTACCACTCAGCCCCATAAGCAATCCCAGTTGCCCCAATGTCCCGCCAAACTGGCTCAACCCGCTCGGGCCTTGATCCACGGTTCCGCCACCGATGACCTGTGTTTTGCTGGTCGCCCCCTGGCTAAAGAGTCCTTGCTGCATCGGCGACAGCACGTTGCCGTAGAGATTCATCGCATTCCGGAACCGGTTCTGCGCTTCATCCGCCAAGAGTTGTGCCCGCAATCCGGACAGCGCACCGACCCGTCCGAAGTCCACTTGACTCCGCAAAGACTGCCCAAACCCTGACGCGCTCTGTCCCTGAGAGGCCAACCGATCCTCCAGGCGACGCCCAGATTCCCCATATTGGCTCTCTATTCCACGAGACTGCTGCCCATACAGGGCCATGAACTCCGGGTTGGAGAGACCGGGCAACAGGTTGGGATCAGACAGCGCACGGCTGTACAGATCCTCCCCGCGCTGGAGCTGGCGCTGGATGAACGGGCTTTGGCTGATCGTCTCAAAGCTCTGTTCGCGGCGACCGCCAAACGCACCCAACAGGCCACCGCCGATCGCTAATCCTAGAGAACCAAGACCGAAGCCCATCAGTTTGCCTCCCCCATCTCCGCTGTTTCCGCCTGGATTCCCGCTGTCCGCCAGTTCTCATGTGTGAGGCCGAAAGGGATACGGACTCGTTGCGCCGGGGCGCTCAGCCCAATCGTGACCTGGACACCCGCCGTACCAAACCCCAGCACGATCTGCGTGCGGTTGTTGCTCACGACCCACCACGTGGTCGCAGATCCAGCCGACTCGAACGAAGCGATCCGCGGCGCGAACCCCATGCCATGCACGAACGTATATTGCGCGGTGCTGGGCACCGTGAAGGTGTGGAACATCCCCGATCCCCACGTCGCGTTCTGCTGCGACGCGGCGCTGCCAATCAAGGGCCGGTTCCGGTTCGTGGGGCTGGTGGCTCTCATCAGGCAGCCCTCATATCCATCAGCGCCCAGAAGAACGCCAAGGTGCTCCCGGCATTCTCCATCGCCGCAGGACCTACATCTTTCACGGGATACCACAACTGCGTGGCACTCGTCACATTGACATCAATAATCACCTTGAACTTGTCTGTGGCAAAGGCCCCGGAGCTATGCCTGTACGGTACTGGCAATCCCGTGGGGTTTGGGTTTTCACCGCCCTGAAGTGGCGCATAATCCACCGGATGAATGAGTGGATAATAGCTCACTGTCGGCCAGGTCGTATGGCCCTTGGTTCCTTCAGTCGGGATCACCTCAATGATGGCACGCTTGGCATTGTTGCCAACACTCCCGTCAGACGATACAGTCATCACATTCCACGTGGGTGTCACCGTCTTTATCCCGCAATCAATTATGGGAACCAAGCCCTTGTTCCCAGCCACCACCACCTTCTCGCGGTCAACGCTTGCCGCCGCCATCTTGGCCAGCGTGACCGCCAGGTCGCCCAACTTCGCCGTTATGACAGCACCGCCAGCCAACTCAGCCGCCGTTACTGCCAGCAAAGCGATCTTGGCCGTTGTGATGGCCCGGTCCGTCACGTCACCGGTGTCTACCCCCGTGTCCAAGGCATCGCTGATCGCATCGAACAGGTCACGGAAGTAGGTCGCATCAGCCGGAAACTCACCCTCGTCTCCGTTCTGCACGTTCGTGAGGAACGCCGAGAGTGCCGAAGCGACTGTGGCATCTTCCTTGAAGGCCATGATCTACCGTCCTGACGGGACCAACTGTCCCAGCAATACCAGCTCGTGAAACTTCAGCACACTCACCGGACTACTCACCCGCGAAGTGACCGAGAACCCCCACCACAACCGCTCGCCCTGGAGTTCCATCGGCGTCTCTTTGTCCGTAATCTGCAAGCCGGACCGGCTGCTCCAATAGGGCCGGGCTGCCAGTTGTTCAGCCGTCTCACCAGTCGGATCGCGCCACCAGAAGTAGCCGCCCCAGCTCCACGGGGACGTCGTGGCCGGCACGGTCCAGGCCCAGGCGAACCCCTTGACTTCGGCTCCCAGGGTGATCGTCACATCCCGCGAGCAGACGAGCACGGCCTGGAACTTGCGGATGATCTTCCGGATCAACGGCATCCCGAAGTCCAGGTATCCAGACCGCCATTCGAATGTCGTGGAGTAGATGTCGTCCACGTCACCGCCGGACAGGTGAATGAAGTAGCTCACCTCATCAGGAGTCCAGACCGGGGATTGTATTGCCCAATATCCAGCCGGGTGCCAATCAAGGTCCCGGTTCTGCGGAGGGCCAACGATGGTGGTAATCCGTTCCTGCTGGCGATTGTCCGCCCACAGGTACTGGTCCCCCTCCGTCCGGCTGTCCAGATAGGCCGTCGCGACGCGCGGCAGGTTATCCCAAGGCAACCAGCGGTCCGTGCGCGTGTTGTAGACCAGCGCCGTGCCCCGCGCATCCGGGAACGTCAGCACGTAGTAGTCCCCCTCGTGCGTCCCAACCGCGTCCATACGTTCCGTCAGCGTGAGGTTGTCCAGGAGGTTCGTCACGTCGTTCCGCATCAGCACGGCGTACCGCGTGCCGACCTGATACGCGACAACGCCCGCATGCGAGAGCCAGAACCAGGTGCCATTGACTTGCGCCAGACTGCGGGGAGCCTGACAGCCGTACTGGTTGGAAATCTCCACCGATTCCGCGCCGGCCTGAAGGTTGTCAAACTGGAAGGTCGCCATGAAATAGGAATGGTTGTGGGCCAGCACCACCACACCGTCCTCGGAAGACGCCCCAGCAATGAGTTCATCCCCGTCATCGCTCGCTCCGAAATCCCACTGGTTCTCCTCCGGGAAGTATTCGGGAAAGGCGGGCACCGCCCAGAACGCCGTCTTCTTCCGGCGCGTCCCGGTCACACCACCCAACCAGTCCACAGCGTTGAGCATGAACAGCATGTTCTTGTGCGTGAACAGGGCCTTCGCCCCCGACGGCGGGCGTCCATGTCCCCGTGCCAGGATGCGCGTCGAGGCCCCGTCGCCGAAGTCCCCGTTGTGCAGCGCGTCTTTATCCAGCAGAACTGTGCCGGTCAGTGCATCGTTCACTTTCGAATGATTCGGAGGAGCGGTCCCGTCATACGCCAGCAAGTCCAGTCCTGCCACCACAAGCCGGTACTGCCCATCCGAGGCCAGCCGGTACACACTGCGTGTAATCAGGATATCAACCCCGGCTGGATCGTATTTGTAGAAGGTCTGATCAAACAGGGCCGTGCTGCCATAGACAGCTCCCGTGTTATCCACGGCGGGCAACGTAAGGTCTACCGTGTCCGCAACATCGTGCGTAGCCGGACTGAAGGGGTCCGTAGGATCAGAGACGATACTGAGTCCTCTGTTCGTATCGGTACGTACAAAGACCACCACATAATATGGGCCTTCAGCATCGTCCACGGCAGGTGGCCCCACGGCACCATCCGCCGCGCTATACGTCTCTTGGGGGATCGGCAGCCCGGAAGCCAGCACCACACCGCCAGCCGTCGTATCCCCAGCCGTCGGCGTCTTGCCGCTGTAGTGAAAGAGCAGATCGTTGACTGTGCTCGTGTAACCCGTATAGAACACTACGTCATTGATCTGGGCCTTGTGAATCATCGCCCCATCCGTATACTGCATCGGGCCATCGTCATTCGTCACCGCGTCAAAGACCTTCGTGGTCCCGTTATACTTCCGCAGATCACCGGCCCCGGAATCCGAACACCAGGCCAGCGTTTGCGTGGTCCCATCCCGCTTGTAGAAGCGATGAACATTCACGGGTTTCCCCGGCAAGTTCACCGCTGCGGCATCATCGTTCGTGTTCAGTTTGAAGTAGCCGAGCCGACGCCGGAGAACCCCCTGCTCATCCGCCATGAGGTTCCGGGCATACACAGCCTCCTGCAACGCCAGCGCCATCGGGTTGGCGTTCGACCGCACGCCCACAAACCCGCGGATCGGCGGCAACGCCCGGACTGGCACATCAGCCACGCTGGGCAACTGCTGCGCGTCAGGCATCAACCAACTCCAGGTTCACGCCCGTAACGGACACCGCTTCCAGGTTCACACCCGTCACGGCAACGAGTTCAAGATCCACGCCAGTCGGCGCCACTTCCTGGTAATGGGTAAACAGACCATCCGTCCCCACCACGACGCGCTGTGCCGTCGGACCGATGATCTTCACGCCTTCCGGATGAGCGACCGCCACATGCGCATTCATGGTTTCGTGTACAAAGGCAGGGCCACCTTGCGGCCCTGCGGCCAGTATTCCCGTTCCCGTTCCATCGCCTTATTGAGTCCGGCAATCCAGCGGTTCTCCAGAATGGCCGCCCGGTCAGGATTTCCCACAGTGTCCACAATCCGCCATGCCACGTAATCCCCCACCAGGCGGTGGTATCGGTCTGGCCCGACCAGCACAGACGTCAGGCTCGCAAAGTCATCCGGCTGCAACGTCAGCAAGAGCCAGATCGTCTTATCGTCCTCCTGGGACGCTGGCCACAACTGGAGTTCCAGGTTCCGCACATAGAGCCATTGGCGTGGGTAGGTGCTGAGTGGGGGATCATTCCGGTTAATGGTTGCCCGTGTCACACTCTCTTCGGGTTCTCCCGGGTAGGTCCCCAGGATCAACCGCCCATCAAACTCCACCTGCCAGATGTGCAGGATCGTCCGATTCCACGGGTCATTGAGTCCATACCGTTGCTGGTTGGCCACACTCCCACCACTCACGGCATACCACGCAATGGGAAGCCTGGTCCACGCCACCAGTTCCCGCTGGCCCTCATTCGCCCATTCGCGCAGCCGGGCTTCCGGCACCTTGGCATACAGCCGTTCCAGGTTTTCCACCTGGGCGGTGCGGATCGCATCCGTCAGCACATCATTGAGCGTCCAGACGGCCATCAGACCCAGCTCCGTGACTCGACCCCGATGAGTGCGAGCATCCGGCCTTCTTCCGCCGCGCCACTCGCATCCTCATGGTCAAACTGCTTACAGCGCCCGATACATTCCCGGATGAGCGCGTCATCCAGGGCTAGTGGCCACTCCATAGGGAGACTGTCATCCAGTCCCGTCAGCGTCGGGGGCAGCTTAAGGTACGGTATCCTGATCCGCAGTTCCGCCACCGTCGGTTCTGGAAGAATCTCAATGGCCACCCGGTTCGGGTTCACACCCCAGACAATAGTGTTGGCAATGTTTCCGCCGTCTTCCAGACTCGCCAAGAGATTTTGCAGGAGGTAAAACGGGCGACTGGTAGTGGCGGTCCGGTCAGCCAAAACCCCGATCTCACCACGCATGGCAAGACTGATCGGCGTTAGAGGGTACCCGTCCAAGGTCGCTCCCGGCAAGGCGCGTCCAAAGTCAGCGGGCAGCGGGTACACGGATCGGCTCACTTCCGTCAGCAGTGCGTTCACGCTGTCATCCGTGTACCGCAGAAACTCACCAAGCGCCGACGGTTCCGGATGTTTGAGGATCAGCCAGAGTCGCGCCTGGTTGAGCACCTCCAGGATAATGGCGTCCGTGAACCGGGTCGTGTCGTTCCGTCGCCCCAGCCCCGTCCTTATCCGGTTCGCGGCCCCCTGACTGGTCATCGCCTACTCTTTCGGTGTCAGCATCGGCAGCCCGCACTGCTCCACCGCAGACCACAACAGGGCTTTCCGGCTTTCTCCGCTCTGGACATGCACGCTCTTGTGCGTCCCCGTGATCTCCATTTCCGCGACCGTACCACTGGCTTTCGAGGTAAACACCGCCGACCCGCCACAGTAAGATTCCAGCGCCTCTTGGAGCGAGCGGATACGCGACACGGGCCTTGTCACCACATCCTCCGTAATCTGTTCCCGTTCGACAGCCATCGGTTGCACTCCCTTCGGTCGGTTCAGCGATCCCTTGGGTCTACCCATCTTCCATCACCTAGATCAAGGGGAGGGGGACTGTTCCCCTCCCCCTGTCTTCCTCGTTACGCTTCAGGCAGGAGTGCCCCGAAGGCCGTCTGGTTCGTGATGCGGTGCTGCCGCCAAGGGTACGGGCAAATTGTGGTGATATCCCCCTTGGCCCACGCGAACTTCGCACTTTCCGCCCGGATATCCGCTGCCGCCGTGTCAAAAGCCGCGGTCGCCACATCGGCATAGGAATCCCAGAGAATCGTGCCCGCAGCACTCATCTCCCAGTAGAACTCGTCGAACCGTCGCACGATCTCGAAGTCCGGGGCATGCAGTATCCAGATTTCACCGCTCGGCACCCGCGGGTTCGGGAAAACAACGATCTCCCCGCCCTCGTAGTTGCCGACCCGGACGGAATCCTTCGCCTGCGGACCCAGCGTGTAGACACTGCCCTTGATGTCGCCCCGCAAGGTGTCGAAGAACACTTCCATGAGCGCATCATGCAGGTCATCCGGACACATCACACACACGTCACCGTGCCCGCCAAACTGGCGGATGCTCCGGATAGGCGGGCGCAACACCCGTGTGAAGTAGTGTTTGCCCAACCCACCGCTGCCGCTGATCGTGTACGGCGTGCTCCAGGTCCGCCCGGCAAACCACTTGCCCGTGGTCGTCCGGCTACTCACATTCAGGTAGCTCGCACTCGTATCAAACACGAGCGGGATACCCTGCGGCCCCGTACTGCTTGATCCGTGCGGACGGATCTTGATGGTGTAGTCCGTGATGGCCGCCGCCGCACTCGCGTCAGCGAACGTGACCGTGGGCGGGTCCACCGTCCAATCCACGGACTGCAACTCCGTGCCCAGAATCTCCATCGTGCCGTCGGCATCGTCGTCAATATCCCACAACGTGCCTTCGCGCTGGATGAAGTTCCAGATTTTGTCCTTGCGGATGGAGAAGACCGCCGTGGAACCAGCGGCTTTATTCGCCCATCCCATCACGGCATCGCCGTTCGAGACGTAGGACTCCTGGATACCATCCGACAGCATCCGCCGGAGGTCCTTCATCTGGTCCATCTGCGCCGAAGCCCAGCCGCTGAGTTCTCCCCGAGGCGGTTGCATATCCCGCGTGGTCCACCGGGCAATGCCATCAATGGTGAACCAGCCGCCTTGCAACGCCTGTTCGAGACCCTTCGTGGCTTTCGGCGCCGTCGTGTCACTGCTGGGGTACATCCGCAACCCCGCCGCGCTCGACCGTTTGATCATCATCTCCCAACCCAGACCGCCCACCCGGTCCCGCACATCAAACTTGCCGCTGATGTAGCGGGTCAGGGGTTGCTCGTCATGAAGCTGGTCTTGCATGTCATGCCACAGTTCGACGCGCTTGAGGAGATTTTCAAACGCAGTGCGCACGCGGCCTTGATTGACGACGAGACTGACTTCTGGTGCAGCCATCAGACATCATCCTTTCGGTTTAGGCTACCCGTCCCAATCCCGTCCGCGCATCAGCCTGGGCCAGCCGGTTCAATTCCTCAACCAGGGCCTGGCCGTCTATCGTCTGACGCGGCGGGGGCGTGAACGGGGGCGGGGTCGCTCCCGCTTCCACCGGTGCAAGCGAGCCACCGGGCTTCGGTGTTGTCGCCCACTGCTGGGCGACCTCAATCAGCATCCGGCGCAGAGCCGGGTCTTTGGTCCCTTGGAGATAGCTTTTCAGCGCCGGAGCAAGAAATACCGGATCGGCATGTTCCAACAAGCGCGGATACTGGTCACGCCGGTGATCCACAGACTCTTCGACCAACTGGTCAATGAGTTGATCCAAGGGCCGCGAGGGTTCTTGGGCATGACGGGCATCCACGTGACGAATCACGTAGTCCTGATCCGCCTCCGGATGGGCCGCTAAGCGGCTGGCCAGATGCTGGTGTAACGCCGTCAGCTGCCGCTGCTGTTCCGTCTGGAGCAAGGCTTGACGGACAGGAGCGACCTGTTCTTCCACGAGTTGCAACACCCGGTCCGCATTCCTGCGCTCCGACCGTGCCTCGATCCAGGCGGCATAATCCTGCTGCCATTGCGCCATACGCCGTTCATCTTGGGCGTCTTCCCAAGACAACACGGGCGCCGGCCCTGGCTCAGCAGTCTGCACGGCCGCCGGCGCTGGGGATGGTGCCGGCTGCGACATCACGCGGCGCATTTCTTCCAGGCGTTGCTGGGTCTGTTCCAGCTTGACGTTGGCCTGGTAGGCCGCTTCGCGTTCCTGACGCCGTTCCGCCGCCGCCGCACGGATTTCGTCACGCACGCTCTCCAGCTTGCGGACTTCCTCCTCGTTGTACGGAGACACGAACCTCCCATCCGGTCCCTGCGGCGGAGTTTTCGGTATCGGAGGCGCCTCTCCTGGTGCGGTCTCCACTACCGGCGGTGTCAGCTCCGCCACCAAAGATGCCGTCAAATCCGGCGCCGTGGTCTCCACCACCTGCGCCGCGGTCACGGCGGTCCCTGGGGCCTCCAAGGTCACACGTTCTTCAGCCATTACGAACCACCTTTCCCCGCGCGGGCCTCCACCCGTGCGGACTGCGAACCCTGATTTGTCTCTCCAGACGCCCCCTCCGGGGCGGGTTCTGCGTTGGGGATGTGCGCAAACGCTTCTAAGGCGGCCTGACGCGCCTGTTCCTGTTCCATCGCGATCAGGGTTTGGGTATCCGCGATGTGCCGTGCCAACGGCAGTTGTTGCGGCGGTGGCAACAACCGATATTCGGCGCTGTTTGCCGCCGAGAGATGAATGGGAAGCTCGATATAGGGGTTTTCCAACCCTGGTGAGATGGGAACTGGCATTCCACGCAGAAGTAGGATGTTTTCCTCTTCCGCCTTCCGACGGAACGTCCGCAACGGATCGAAGGTGTTCCGTGGCGACAGGTATTCAATGAACTCCGAAGCGCTCTGCTGGTGCATCGGGTCATCCTTGTTAAACAACCCCACGTTGGCCATTTGTCCGAGCAGTTGCAGCTTGCCCTGAAGGGTCAATGGGAAGATGCTATCCAGAATCACCCGGACCCTCGCCGAGCGCGGCAGCGTCTGGCTGGAAATCGCATGCGCCCGCATAGCGCTTTCCGCGCCGCCGGCGCGGAGATACCGTTCCGTCGTGTAATGGGCGTGAGCCAGATTAAGGAGATGACTGGCCAGCCGTTCATGGCACGTCTTGAACCGGTGGACAAAGGGCACGAGCTTGTTTTCATCCGCCTGCTGGAGGGCCATCACGCCCCGCGCCGAGTCCACACGCTGCGGTTCGATCCCAAGAGAAGGTTCCGTCACCCCACCCGTAATGCGGAGGTCTTCCAGTGACTGGAGCAGTTCCGCGTCCGCATAGCCAGGCCACGAGGGGGGAGTAATCATCTGGACGGGACCGGATGAGGTATTGGAACTGGGGTGATATTGAAAGGCCCCCATCCGCCGCGGGGAACAGAGGTCCGCTTCGTTGATCCCCGTCATCGTCGAGGGATAGAGGATCTTGGCCCACGCCGTCAGGGCGCGAAAGCGCGCCCGATCATTGAGGATTTGGTTATACTGCACCTGGGGCGAGATCATATCGGAGACGCGGCCACGCCCGAAAAAGCGGCCATGCACCACCTGGTCCCGCAGTTCGCTGAAGGGGTACTCAAACGGCTGGTCGTCTGGTTGCGGTTCCGCCGGGATATACGCCTGGGGCTGCTGCGGTTCCAAGAGTAACTGCCCATTGGCAATTCGGATGACGCCGCCCGTGGGCATCGTCTCCCCCACAATGTGTTCCGGAGCGTGGAAAGGCTTGATCCAGCGGTGCAGGATCGCGAGACGGGTTTCCTTTTCTGGCGTCACCGTTTCACCGCGCAGTTCATCCAGAATACGCAGTTCCGGCGGCTGCTGGGCCTCCCCGTGTCGAATCACAAAATCGGGGTAGCGTTGACGCACCATCGCGATGGGATGGTAGGTGAGAATGTCAAAATAGGGCATCTCGTCGAGTTCGTCATACCCGGGACACGGAAAAAGTTCAAAGGCCGTATAGACCTTGACGCCCAAAGCCCCTTCCCAGAATGTCGGACCGCCCGGTGCCATCTCCCCGGTGTCTGTAATCAGGGGCAGTTGGATAGCCTTCCCGCCCTGGGGATTCCAGAAGTCGTGATAGAGCGCGGTGCCCGTGGCAAAGGTCCAGCGTTTGAGCTTCTGCGAGAGTTCCTGAATGCGGAGCATCTGCCAGGCGTGTTGAATCGCAATACTCGCGTTCTCCACCTCTTCCCGATCCAGCCGGTCAGCGGTTTGCGGCGTGATTTCCAGTTGGAGGTTCCCCACGGACGTTTTGGCTTCCGCCACTTCGAGCACAACCCGGATGTGGTTGACCATGAAGAAGTCTTCGCCTTCACCGGGTTCATAGCGATGGACCTGCCCATTCGTGATTTTGATGTCCTGTTCCCCCCGGACAAACCGGATGTTCCGTTCCCATTCCGAGGCCAGGGTGTTGCGCCCGTGAATGTTCTCGACCCAGGACCGTTCCATCCAGTCCACGATCCGCCGATGCTCCGGCGGCATCTGACTCACGCTGAGGGCTTGAGGCCGACTATCTATATAAGTATCACTGGCCATGATGATGTGTCCCTGTTAACACCGAGAGGGCAAAGGGTTGCTCCTCTTCTGCGACCATTTCTCCCGGCCGGAAACTCTGGGTGTTGGCCGAGGCTACCGATCCCGTCGGGACAGCCGGTGGTTCCGGCAACAACCGGAGTTT